CGAAAACTTTGGTACAGCATCAACAAACCTGATACTGCCGAGCCCCTCTCAAAGCAGACCCGTTTTAAGTTCCTCTTCGGTGACATCCTCGAAGAACTCCTTCTCTTCCTGGCAGAAGAAGCTGGACACAGCGTTGAAGGTAGGCAAACTCCCCTCACAATTAACGGAGTAAAAGGCCATCGTGACGCTATTATCGATGGCAGGTTGGTTGATGTTAAGTCTGCCTCTACTATGTCCTTTCGAAAGTTTGAAACGAACGGGCTACGAGGCAACGATCCGTTTAATTATCTTGATCAGCTTGGCTCCTATTTAGTTGCTTCTGTGGATGATCCTTGTCTAAAAGAAAAAGATGTTGGTTCATTCCTAGTTGTAGACAAGACCCTTGGGAATATTTGCCTTGACACCTACCCCAAGCCCGATATAGATTATCATAAGAAGATAGACGAGCTTAGGGAAATGCTGGCCAAGCCTGAGCCACCTCCCCAGCGTTACCTTCCCGTTCCTGATGGCAAGTCAGGTAACATGAAGTTAGGTACTCAATGCTCCTATTGCGCCTTTAAGCACGAATGCTTCGCCAATCTTCGTACATTCCTTTATTCCTCTGGCCCTGTGTTTCTTACTCACGTAGAACGCTTGCCCAAGGTTACAGAAGTAGACAAAGACGGAAACGTTATTGCCCAAGAAGACTAAGGTAATTAAACCTGATAAGCTTAAAGGTGGTTGGGAGCCTGAAGTTCTTAGAGGACTAAAAGCTCTTCAATCAGAATTCCAATACAAAATCGAGTATGAAACGGAGAAACTGAAATACACAATTGAACATACCTACACTCCAGATTTTCCTATACGGCTAAAGAATGGTCATACATTTTATATCGAAGCTAAAGGATACTGGGACGCTGCAGACAGAGCTAAACTACGACATGTAAAAGCTCAGAATCCTGAAGCCGATATTAGAATGGTCTTTCAGGCAGACAACAAGCTGCACAAAGCGTCTCCCGTTCGGTACTCAGACTTCTGTACTAAACATAACATTCCTTTTGCAATAAAGGTTATTCCGAAAGAATGGTTCTCTAATTGACTTCTGCAAATATTAAAGTCCACCGTGCTATTGCATGGGCAAAAGCAAATCCTGAACGACGAAGAAAGATACGACAAGACTACAGAGCTCGTGATCCTATTCGCTACATCCTACACACTTCAAAGTACAATGCAAAAGCAAAGGGTTTAGAGTGGACAATTACAAGAGACGACATCCAGATTCCCGAGGTATGTCCTGTATTTAAAGTTCCTTTCCAGCAAAGTACCAAATTTGCTTTATCTATAGATCGTATTGATTCGACTAAAGGTTACATTCCCGGTAACATCCAAATCATTTCGTTGCTTGCCAACTCAATGAAGCGAGAAGCAACTGAAGAACAACTGAAGCAATTTGCAGAATGGATTATTAATAAGTGACTTCTCACCTTGTGATCGGGGATCAGCATGCACATTATCAACATCACAATAAGCGGGCCGAGTGGCTCTCAGCTCTTATCCACGATCTTAAACCGGACGTGGTCATCAACCTCGGAGATGGGGCAGATATGCCATCTCTTTCCGGTTATGATAAAGGACGTAAATCTTTCCAAGGACGAACATACCGGGCAGACATTGATGCACATCTCGACTTCCAAGACAGGCTTTGGTCCCCTCTTCGACGCTATAAGAAGCGACTACCCAGATCTATCTATCTCATCGGAAATCACGAACATCGAATCTCCAGAGCCATTGATGTACAGCCCGAATTGGAAGGAGCAATCTCTCTAAATGATCTTCAATTGGATAACTGGTATGATGAGATTGTTCATTATGAAGGTAGTACCCCTGGTACTATTGATGTTGATGGCATTCAGTATGCCCATTATTTCGTTAGTGGAGTTATGGGCCGTGCTATCTCTGGGGAACATCTCGCAACTAGTCTACTTTCCAAACGTTTTGTTTCTAGTACTTGTGGTCATAGTCATCTCGCAGATTACTCTGTCCGTACTAATGGTCAGGGCCGCAAGATTATGGGAACGGTCGCAGGCGTCTATCAAGATTACGAATGTGACTGGGCAGGAGTAACCCAGGATCTTTGGTGGAAGGGTGTAGTCTTCAAACGAAACGTTGTTAATGGCGTCTATGATCCTGAGTTTATTTCTTTGAATACAATTAAAAAGGAATACGGTAGTGTTCGGTGAGCCTTCTTTTGAAGCTGACCTTCAACGACTTCTAGATAAATACACAATGGATGAAATCCTAGAGCGGTGTGAGATTGATCCTCTTCGAGTTCTTTCTCTACTCCTGGACTACGGATTTTCCCAACTTCTGGAAATCTCTAATTGTGACGAACCGCAATAATCCTAGAGACAAGTACCGTCCTAAAAATCCTATAGCCAAGAACCTCATGGATGAACGAGAAGGTATCTACCGCCTCAAGGTAGTGCCTCCAAAGGAGCGTTATAAACGAACCAAGCTTCATCCCAAAGATATAACAAACCTGAAAGACCTAGATGAATATCAGAACTGAAACCAACACCTATGAGATTTCTTATGAAAACCTCGAAGCTGCCATTGTGCAATTCCTTCAGTCCAATCGGATCATCCCTTTTGAATGGGATATCCTCGAATTGGATATTGCTCTCCCTCTGAATGAAAAGGGTAACGTAGAATTTGATCTTACAGCAGCTATTCCTGAAGACAAACGTAAGCCTAACCTTAAAGTGATTTCAAATGATACGCCGACTCAGCTTACTCTTTTTAATGTTTAGTGTTGCAGCAATGACAAGTGGCTGCGCTATTAAATGTCTTTCTAATACTCATGCATGTGGTTTTAATTGAGAACCATGAAAGCTGAACTAATCGATCACATGGGCTCTGACCTTACAGTGGTCAACGCAGCCCGAGTTAGCTTTGATAAAGAATCAGAATGGGAATGGGATACAATTGAAATCAACGATGAATCTGGCACCTATACTGCAGACACCTTCGCCCTATCTAAACGCGATGACCGCCTTGTCCATTATCTCGCTAGCCACAACCATTGGACTCCATTCAGCCATCCACAGGTCACTCTTCGGGAAACCGTCCCAATTTTTGTGGCCAGACAGCGATTCAAGCACGTTGTGGGATTCAGCTATAATGAAGTCAGTCGAAGATATGTAGATAATCCTCCTGAGTTTTATATCCCTGACAAATGGCGTCCAGCTCCTACTAATAAGAAACAAGGATCGTCTGAAGGCTCTGTAGACATTTACGATGTCAGAGGCTTTCCTCCTACTCTAGATGATCCTTATAGGCGTTTCCTTCGGATTGCTGAAGACCTTTACAGAGACCTTATTAATAAAGGTGTAGCCCCTGAGCAAGCTCGTATGGTACTTCCTCAATCCATGTATACCTCTTACTATGTGACTGGCTCTTTGGCTGCTTGGGCTAGGGCATACACTCTACGGTCCAAACCTGACGCTCAACAGGAGATCCAAGAACTGGCTACCCAGTGGGACTCCATCATTTCTCCTCTCTTTCCCGTTTCATGGAAGGCACTGACTAACTAATGACTACTCGTTATATAGACCCACCGGAAGGTTGGCGTTATGGATTTCCTAAGGTTCTTCCTAATGACTGGCAGGATCACTATGAAACACTTCATGCCTGGATGCTAGCTAACGGCTACCCTGAAGAACTTCTTGCAGGAACTTCACTTCGCTACTGTCGTTTCTGGGAGGAAGAAGACACACCTGCGATACCCGTAGAAACAGTTGAGAATGAAAATGCCGAAGAATCCTAATCGAGATTACAAAAAAGAAACAGCTTATGAGAACTCTCCAGAGCAAGTCAAGCGAAGAGTTGCCCGTAATCGAGCTCGTCGCAAAGCAGAAGCCGCTGGTAAGGTCCACAAAGGTGACGGTAAAGAACTTGACCATATGGGATTCCACCGCAAGGGAAGCCTTGATAATGTCCCTACTAAGGTTGTCTCCAAGAAAGCAAACCGTATCCGTCAGCCTAAGAGAAGCTAAGTCAGTTTGAAATCAATCTTTCGTTCTAAACTCTCATCCGATATTTTCAACTATAAGTATCGCCACGATGGCTGTGAGACGTGGGAGCAATTGGCTTCCACTCTTGTTGATGATGTCACTAACATTCCCAATCGCAGTGCAATCCTTTCTGACGATGACGTAAAGGAACTCAAGCGAGTTATCGCTGAGATGAAGTTTCTTCCAGGAGGTCGTTATCTTTATTACGCTGGACGACCTACTAAGTTCTTCAATAACTGTTATCTCCTCAAAGCTGAAGAAGATACGCGAGAAGACTGGGCAAACCTTAGCTGGAAGACAGAGTCTTGCCTTTCTACAGGTGGCGGCATTGGAGCGGATTACTCGGTCTATCGACCACGTGGAACTCTCCTTAAGCGAACTGGTGGAACTGCATCAGGTCCACTTCCCAAGATCCAAATGATTAACGAGATCGGACGAGGGGTGATGCAAGGAGCCTCCCGTCGATCAGCCATCTATGCCTCTCTCAATTGGCAGCACGGAGATATCCAAGAGTTTCTTTCTTCAAAGGATTGGGAGTCGGTTAAAGTTCCTGGAACTGACAAGACTGTAGCAGACCTAAAGAACACAGATTTTAACTGGCCAGCTCCTTTGGATATGACCAATATCAGTGTCAACTACGACACCTCCTGGATTTTGTCCTATTTGAAGTATGGCAAAGTGGGGGATGTATTTCTAAAGAACGTCGAGCAAGCACTTCGGACAGGTGAACCTGGATTTAGTTTCAATTTCTTCGATAAGGAATCAGAAACACTACGAAATGCTTGCACGGAAGTTACATCTTCGGATGATTCTGATGTGTGTAACTTAGGTAGTGTTAATCTGTCTCGTATTGAAAGTATTGATGAACTAGCAACAGTGGTGGAGCTAGGTACTAAATTTCTTCTTTG